CGCTCCTTGTACGCCAAAGATACCTCTATAGTCGGATACGCCAAAAACGTATCTTTCTCTAGCTTTGTATCTAACGTTACCAGTATCAAAGTCCCCTTCCATTGCAGTTGTCAATGGTGTTCTTTGGAACATTTTCATACCGTTAGGTACGTCCGTAATAAGATACCAACTATCAGAATCAGTTAAGAAATTGTTCACTCGATATCCTTGAGGAACCATTCCCATTGAAAAGATAGCATTGATATCATTATCAGCAGTACCAGTTCTACCTTGAGATTTTAAAATTCTCTCAGCATTGAACTGATTGCCAGAAGGGACAATCATCTTGACCCCTTTAGCTGCTATTCTTAAACCTCGTTCATCAGTGAAAGCATTAATATCAATCAATGCTGTTTCTAATGAAGTTTCGTTTAAGTCTGCTTGAGTTGTTAAAGTGTTTTTAACATTTGTTCCACTTACAGTTGTGTGTGCAGTAGAGAACAATGCAACGCCATCCCCTGATTTAAAAGTTGCCGTTTGAGGCAAGCCATTAATCAATGGGTTAGCTGCTTTAACTTCTTTCGCATTGGACATGGATCTAGCCAAAGCTTTTGTATAACGAGAAGCAAGTCTGTCGTAGAGATTATCTTCGATAGCTTCTTCTGTTATCGCAAATGCTAGAGCGATAGTTTCCATGGTATACCTTGCAGTGTAGGTTTCTTCAGCATCATCATATGAGATGCCTTGACCTTCTGCTTTAACGTCGGCGTTCGCGAATCCAGATAACATGACTTCTTCTTCAAAAGCCCTGTCACTTGATTCAGTTACGTAAATTTCAGCATGTTGATTGTCATACCGTTTATATTCCAGCCCAAATAGTGCATTTAGGCCAGGTTCTAGTTCTTTAACTAGCTGTGCTCGTGATATTGCCATTATATGCTCCTATTATGATGCAGCAGTTGAACTGTTTATGATCTGGTTAAGGTTCTGAACAATGACAAAAGTGCAATTATTACTTGCTATGTCATTATTTTCAGGGTCCTCAGCCGATCTTAACACACGCCATTGATTATTTGTGACGTGGCCAGTTCCTACAGTCAGTTCTGAGCTAGACTGTCCACTTGTAGTGGACCCATTTGCAGTCACTGTCAAACCCATCGTCGTATAGATGACGGCTTGAGACAATGCTGCATCCGCTGAAACGTTGTAAAGTTGAAACGGATTGTCTATCACAAAAGCTGTTGTATTTTCGCTATTTGCTGGAGATGTACTAGCGACGTAGTGATTCTGCCAAGTCGGCTTCAAAGTTGTAGCCGCATTGTAGAATATACCGTTCAACACACCGCATGTAGTTTTGGTTATAGCTGCTTGTGCGGTAGTTATGTATCCTAAGACATTCCTTACGGATGTGCCTTGGAACATTTTTGTACCGTACGCTGCTTCTATATAGTATTTAGATTGTCCACCATTAGCTGGGGTTGAACCCAAGCAGCCAACAGGAATTAATCCAAACCCAGCACTATTACGATTTGCCATAGTATTACTCCTAAATGTTTACAGTTTTACCTGTAAACGGTTAAATTATTCAGTGATAGGGAATTAATTGTTATCCCGAGAAAATTAACTTTTCTTTGTACCACCGAAGGTTACGCGAGATTGCCGTTCAACATTGATCGGCATACTCTTGTGCTGTTCCTTCATGAGATCGTGTTCTACAGCTTCGTCTTGCCCTTTAGCTAAACTCTCTATATAGGCTGCACGTTGCTTCGCAATCTCTTCCGATATCCTTGCCAGCAAAAGGCCACCAACTCCAATGACACCTGCGTATTTACCATCGGTAATTACGGGATATTGAGCATCTGGATATTCATCGGCTCTCACCAATTCAAATCCTTCTCTCAAACGAGCTGAGACATTTTTAGTGTCTTGAAACCCTAAACTCTCTGCTCTTATCCATCTATGCCTGAATCCATCAGGCGCAGGCGGAGCATCTAAAGATGATGGGGGAGTCCACACTTTTGGTCTTTCAGTCTTTGACCGTGTTGAGCTCGCACGAGAAGTTGTATCTTGTTCTTTTTTCATATGCTTATGCCTCCTTCGTGAGTTTTAATTGTTTCGCATATTCTTCGAGTGGCACACCTAATTTTTTTCGCAATAGCGACCTGTGAAGATGTGAGTCTCACAGTTTGGCGTCCTTGTTTTACACTTCTTTGAGCTGAAGCGACCGACTGAACGGGCTTGGACGTTTCTATATGACCATCTTTAGCAAATTTATGGGGAAAGTCAACTTTTATTCTTTTGTTGACTTCATCATAGTACTCGTTAGACTTAGGGTCATATCCTTCTCTCTCAACCAGATCTTTATGGATTTCAAAAGCTGTAAACGTCATAGCTCGATCTTTTCCGAACCATGTATTCTTAGAAGCCCATGCTTCCGCTTGAGGATCCGCAGGTTGTTCAGGTAATGTCTGTGGGGTTTGTCTTGGTAATTTACCACCGTCAGATAATTTGACGTCTTCTTTACGTTCTTTGGCTTGCTCCAATTTAGCATTATCAAATGCTAATGTCGCAATCCGTTTGTTAGCTTCGACTTGAGCTTTTGC